AGTAGCTAGACCTTATATTGTAGTACAAGATTACTACGGAAACAATTTCCTTTGTGGATTTGAAAATGGAATGGAAGTTACTGGTGGAACAGTAGTTACAGGTGCAGCAGCAGGTGATTTAAGTGGTTTTACATTAACTTTCGAGGGAATGGAAGAAACAGCACCTTATTTCTTAAACGCAGCAGTTACTGCTAGTACTGCCCAAATAGACCCTACAGCTTAATCTAAATAAGCTTTATAAAAATCAAGCACTCTTTCTGGGTGCTTTTTTTTTGCTCTTTTGTTTTTACAAATTGTATGGTTTATTACGTTATATAAGTAATGATTATATTAACTACATCGACAGCAGCACAAACAATATCTGTTATACCTAGAAGTTATACAGATACTTTTACAATGGATGTCAGAGATGACAGTACAAATGTTACTGTAGCTTATGGTGTAACAACAGCAACAACGTCTGGAAATTATCTTACATTTAGTAATACTTTTAATCCAGTTTTAGTAGAAAACCATTTTTATGATATACATTTGTATGCAGACTTTAATTATTGGAATACTAATTACAGCTTTTGGAACTTATATGATGAGGTCTGGCAAACAGATGCAAACCAAAAAGAAGACATCTATAGAGATAGAATCTTCTGTACAGACCAAGACATAGACCAATTGAATGATAACGACCATTACCAAATAAATCAAGGTCAATATACAGAATATGATGGTTATAATAATGATTACTTAGTAATATGAAAAAAAGAAACAGAAATAAATTAGGACAGTTTACAAAAGCAAACAAAGTATCAGAATTTGGCTTTGTAAATTTAAGTACCTATACAAGTCCAGAGATCAAAGAAGTAAAAGGTAAAGATTGGATAGAATACGGAGCAGACAACAACTATTTCCAATTCCTTTTGGATAGATTTAATGGCTCACCTACTAATCACGCTGCAATTAATGGTATTACTCAACAAATCTATGGTAAAGGTCTAAACGCTACTGATGCTTCTAGAAAACCTAATGAATATGCACAAATGGTATCTTTATTCAAAAAGAATATGGTACGCAAACTATGTAATGATTTTTATTTAATGGGTCAATGCGCTATACAAGTAATATATACAAAAGACAGAAAAAAAATAGCAATGCTAGAACATTTGCCAATAGAAACTCTAAGGGCAGCAAAAGCAAACGAAGATGGAGATATTCCAGCATATTACTATTTTAATGACTGGTCAAAGCTAAAAACAGGTGATGAGCCATTGAGAATACCAGCTTATGGTATGTCTAAAGAAAATATAGAGATATATTACGTAAAACCATACAAATGTGGGTTTTATTACTATTCTCCAGTATCATATCAAGGAGGTTTACAATATTGTGAATTAGAGGAGGAGATAAGTAACTATCACCTAAACAACATTATGAATGGATTAAGTCCTTCTATGTTAATTAACTTTAATAATGGAACTCCTAATCAACAAGAAAGAGAATTAATTGAAGCTAAGATTGCACGTAAATTTTCGGGATCGAGCAATGCTGGGAAATTTATTCTAGCTTTTAATGACAATAAAGAAGCACAAGCAGAAATTACTCCAGTACAATTATCTGATGCACACCAGCAATATCAATTCTTGTCAGAAGAATCTACAAAGAAGATTATGTTATCACATAGAATTGTAAGTCCTATGCTTTTAGGTATAAAAGACCAATCAGGACTAGGTAATAATGCAGACGAGATTAAAACAGCATCTTTGCTTATGGATAACACAGTTATAAGGCCTTTTCAGGAGATTTTAATTGATTCCTTTGACCAACTATTATCTTTCAATGATATAGCCTTAAACCTATACTTTATTACGTTACAGCCATTAGAATTTACTGAAGTTGACCCTACAATACAAGATAAAGAAGATATTGAAGAAGAAACAGGTGTACAAATGGCTTTAAAAAAGATAGATGGTCAAGATGTTTTTGAAACTAAAGAAGAAGCTGAAAAGGTAGCAGAAGAAAAAGGCTGTTCTGGTTCACACGAACACGAAGATGAAGATGGTAAAGTGTGGTATATGCCTTGTGATTCACACGATGAAGTTATTGATTTAAAGAAACCTTGTCAACCTGGATATGAACAATATGGAATGAAGATGAAAAACGGCAAGAAAGTTCCAAATTGTGTGCCTATTCAAATGTCAACAGAACTAGGTAAAGAAATACTTGAAAGCCTAAAGGGAGAAAAAGTTTCTGATGAATGGGTTGTAGTTGATGAACTTGATGAAAATGAGAATATTAGTGATGATGATTGGGCAAATATTTGTATAAAAGAAAAAAAGAGTTTGTTTACAAAACTAAAAGACGAGATTTATTCACGTAATAATGGTAGTGCGTTTAGTTATTTAGATTCTAAAAACTACAAGATTAGGTATAAGTATGCTGTAGGTTCTAGAAAACCAAGCAAATCTACTAGAGAGTTCTGTTCTAATATGATGCGTTTATCACAAAGTGGTATTGTATATAGATTAGAAGATATAGATAGAGCATCTAGAGATGGGGTTAACAAACAATTAGGACATAAAGGAAAACCCTATGATTTATTTAAGTATAAGGGTGGTGTTTATTGCAGACATAAATGGGTAAGAGTATTATATCGTTTAGAAAGCAATACAGAACCCTCTGAAAACCTAGACAACTATAAAAGAACAAGATCAATACCAGAAAGTTACATAAAAAAACCAAGAGGAACTAAAGAATCACAAATAGCACCAATTAATATGCCAAATGAAGGGCATTATCCAGGAGTAAAATAAAAAAAGATATGGCAACTCAATTATTTATAAATAGAACAGACCTTGTAAGAAACTCCATACTGGATGGAAATGTCGATACTGACAAGTTTATCCAGTTTATAAAGTTAGCGCAGGAAATCCACGTACAACAGTATATGGGAACAGATTTGTACAATGGATTAACAGCAGCAATTCCAAATATTGACTTAGCAGCTAATGCAAGGTGGAAAACTTTGCTAAATGATTATATTGTTCCTATGGTAATATGGTATGCACAAGTGGATTATCTGCCTTTTGCAGCATATCAAGTGCGTAATGGAGGTGTGTTTAAGCATACTTCAGAAACATCAGAAACAGTAAGTAAAAACGAAGTAGATTATCTAGTAGAAAAAGCAAGAACAAACGCTGAATGGTACTCTAGAAGGTTTATAGACTTTATGTCTTTTAATCAATCTACTTACCCAGAATACACAAGTAATACAAATGACGATTTATACCCAAGCTATGATGCAACATTTAATGGATGGGTATTATGAGATATAAACCAAAGAAAAAAAACATAGAAAAATTGAAAGTATTTTTAAAAAAAATATTAAATAACAAAAAAACTAAATATGGCAACTCTATTTAACACGAAAATATCAGCTACATATCCTGCCTTAATCAAAACTATTGATAATGTAGCACTTGCAGCATCATTAAAAGAATTGACTGACGGATCAGGAAATCAGACTGGTGTTTATATGAATACTGGTGGTGATTTAAAAGTTACTAATGTACTTGAATGGGGTTCATTAAAAGATACAGGTGAAAACATTACAATTACTAAGTTAGTTGACCAAGCTGATGGTATTGCTAACAACAACAACGACACTTCCTTACCTACATCTAAAGCAGTTAAGGATTATGTAGATACTAAATTCTCACAAACAGATACTTTACAAGAAGTTCTAACATTTGGTAATACTACAAGTGGAACAGACATAGCAGTTAGTGCTAATGATGACATTACTTTTACTGATACTTCTAAAATCTTAATGGGTGCTAGTTCAGACTTGCAGATTTATCACGATGGGTCAAACTCTTATATTAATGAAACAGGAACAGGCAACCTTATTTTAAGAGGTGGAAATCGTATTAACATTTTAGATGATGCAGGTGAATATATGGCTAGGTTTCTTAAAGATGGAAACAACGAATTTTATTATGATAGTACAAAAAGAATAGAAACAACAAATACAGGTGCTTCTGTTACAGGAGACCTTGTAGTAAGTGGCACTATCACAGGTTCAGGAGGTTCATTCCTACCACTTGCAGGGGGTACAATGACAGGAGATGTTATTTATACAGATGGTGTAAAAGCGAAATTTGGTACAGGCTCAGATTTGGAAATTCATCATTCTTCAAATAATAGTTTTATAAATGAACTTGGAGCAGGAGATTTATATATACAGACAGCAGGTACAAACATTTTTTTAAGAAATAGTGTAAGTGGAAATCAATTTATTTCTATGAACACAGGAAATGATAATGTGGTCTTAAAATATGGAGGAACTACAAAGATTGAAACAACATCAGCAGGTGCTACAGTATCAGGAGATTTAACAGTAACAGGTTCTATTACAGGTAGTGGTGGTTCGTTCTTACCTTTAGCAGGTGGAACTATGACAGGTAATACTATACATAATGATAATGTAAAGTCTATTTATGGAACTTCTAGTGATGGATTAGAAATTTATCACAATGGCAGTAATAGTTTTATATCAGATACAGGTACAGGTTTGCTTGTTTTATCAACAAATCATCTACAAGTATATAATTCATCAATAACTCAAATTATGATGAGTGCTGTAGAAAATGGTGCAGTAAATCTTTACTACGACAACGCAAAGAAATTTGAAACTACATCAGCAGGTGTTACAATAACAGGAAATACTACAATTGTAGGTGAAATATTTGCAGATGGTTTAATTTTAGGAGATAATGAAAAAGCTAAATTTGGAGATGCTAATGACTTAGAAATTTATCACGATGGAAGTAATTCATATATAAAAGATACAGGAAGTGGTGGTTTAAGAATAGCATCTGATTTATTCAGAGTTTATAAAGCTGATTTGAGTGGATTAATGATAAATGCTATTCCAGATGATAGAGTAGAATTATATTTTAATGATAATAAAAAAATAGAAACAACATCAACAGGTATATTAGTAACAGGAAATGTAGTTACTACAGGAAATGTACAAATACCAGATTTATCAAAATTAATATTAGGTGGTGGTAATGATGTTTTATTATACCATAATGGAACCGATTCAATTTTTAGAAATTACACAGGAGATTATTACATAGACCAAGCAGCAGTAACAAAATCAATATTTTTTAGAGTATCAGATGCAAACGCACTAGATACAACAGCTTTAACAATATCAAGAAATGCTGATGCAAGTTTTGGTCGTGATGTAACAATAGCAGGAGACTTAACTGTAAACGGAATAACAACAACAATAAACACACAAACACTAGCAGTTGAAGACCCATTAATAGAACTAGCAAAAGATAATGCTGCAAACTCTGTTGACATAGGTTTCTATGGTAAATACAATGATGGTACTGCAAGATATTTAGGATTGTTTGCTGATGCTTCAGACACAAATAGATTTAAATTATTTAAAGGAACAACGGCACAACCTACAAGCACAGTTGATACAGGTGGAACAGGATATGAGTATGCTAATTTATTGTTAAATGAACTTGAAGCTAGAGGAGATTTAAAAGTTGAAGATAATATTTATATAACTGATGCAACGACTACAAGAGCAAAAATACAATTAAATTCAGGAGACAGAGATAATCTTGATATTAAGGCAGTTTCTTTAGGTTCTACAATGAGTTTTTATACAGTAGATACTTTAGCTTTAACTTTAACTGCATCTCAAAACGCACAATTTGCAAATTCTGTATTAATAGCTGATAATAAAAAATTAGAATTTGGTGGTGGTGGAGATTTAAAAGTTTATCATACAGCAGGTAGCGATTCATACATAGAAACGACAACAGAAAATTTGGTAATACAAAATCTTGCTAATGATAAAGACATAATTTTTAAAGGTGATGATGGAAATGGCAATCTTAAAGAATATTTTAAATTAGACGGTAGTAGTGCTGATGGAACTTATACTTATACAAAATGGGTTGATGGTGGTGTTATTACTTTTGGTGGAAGTGAAGATTTAAGAATATGGCACGACCCAAGCAATTCAAGTGGGTATATTAGAAATTATACTAATGATTTATATATAGAAAATACTGCAAATGATAAAGATATTTTATTTAGAAGCGACGATGGTTCTGGTGGTGTTGCTACATATTTTTATTTAGATGGTAGTATTACTGAAACTAGATTTTCTAAAGCTACAAGATATAGTGATAATATAATATCTAAGTTTGGTGATGGTAATGATTTAAATATATATCACAATGCCTCTAATAGTCTTATTGAAAACTATACTGGAAATTTATATTTTAAAAACCTCG